CGCGTGTTCCGCATTTCCGGGACCGGAGGCAGCGGGGACAGTGACTATCAGTTCATGGACTTCTCCAACGCAAAGATCACCGATCAGCAGACCGGCATCACAGCAGACGGTTCGCCCACCGTGCGCCGCCCGATCTTCGATATCCGCATTGTGCCGGAAAAAAAGTCGCCGTACAGCCAAATGACCCAAAACGAGTATGCCAAAGAGTTCTATCAACTGGGCTTCTTTAACCCGGAGAAGGCGCAGGAAACCATGATCGCGCTGTCCATGATGGACTTCGACGGCATCGACCAAGTGCGGGATCAGGTCAAGCAGGGACAGACCCTGCTCAATATCGCGCAGCAGCAGCAGGCACAAATCACGCAGCTGACACAGCTGATCGGCATAATGCAGGGCGGTTTGAACGTGCAGCAGGGCGCGGCCAACGCCACAGGCGGAGGCACCCAGCAGCAGGCAGCCAGCGGAGGTAAGAGCGTGGCCTCCAGCGTCAAGGACGCGCAGACTGCCAACCGCACGGCCTATCAGGACACGCTTGCAAAGCGCAGCATCCCGGATATGACGGCGGGGGCGGCACAATGACCGACGTGCGCTTTTCTGCGGAGGGTGACCGCTACCGCATGACGCTGAGAGGTCATGCGGGGTATAACCCGGGCAATGACGTGGTGTGCGCGGGGGTATCATCCATCGTGCTTTCACTCTTAGGCTGGCTTGCAAACGCCTCTGAGCACATCACAGAGACGAGGGCCATGCGGTATGAGCCGGGCAGCGTGGATATCGACGTGAGCGGCGACGACGCGCTGAAAACCGGCTTTGACATGACCGTTATCGGGCTACAGCAGATCGAGCAGGGCTACCCGGAAAATGTTCACGTCGAAATTGTATAATTTTTTTTCGGAGCCCTGACGACTTCTCAGGGCTCCTTATGCTATGGTGATAAGCGGATGGGTAACGACATCCAGCTACACGGAGCTTATACCGCGGAAAGGAGATAGTACTCCATGCGATTTTTGTATCATTTGCTCCCCATTGATCTGAGACTGTTCGACGGCGAAGGAGCCGGAGCAGCCGCAGGCGCGGAGGGAGCGCAGGCCGGAAATACAGGCACGCAGACGGGCGGCCAGTCTGCAACCGATACGGGCGATCTTTCCGCTATCAAGTTCGGCAAGCAAGCCTCTACTGAGGAAAGCAAACCGAAAGGAGACAGCGGCAGCCCTGACGCCGGGGGCAGTACGCAGCAGACACCCGCAGACCCCTACACCGAGTTCAAGGCATTGATCGGCAAGGACGGAAAATTCAAGGACGCTTTCCAAAAAGAATTCCAGGCGGTTTTCGACCGGCGATTCAAGGGCGTAAAGGACAATCAGGAACGGTTGACCAAGCTCCAGCCGCTGGTGGACAGCCTGGCATCCATGTACGGTATTGAGGACGGAGACCCGGACAAACTCACAAAGGCGCTTGACCAGGATGAAACATTCTGGCAGGCAGCAGCGGAAAATGCCGGGTTCGACGACGTAAAAATCTACCGGGATTTTGTGCGTCTCCAGTCGGAAAACGCTCACTTTGCACAGGCGGAGGCAGACCGGCAGGCAGCGCAGCAAGCGGAGGATCAGGTTAAGACCTGGGCGAAGGACATTCAGACCATGCTTGCCAGCGGCAAGTATCAGTTTGACCCAACCGCAGAGATGGACAATCCGCAGATGATAAGCCTGCTCAAAGCCAAAGTCCCGTTCGAGACGGCATACAAGACCATCCACCTTGACGATATTACCGAATCCACAGCGCAGAGTGCGGCCAAGGACGCCGAAAAGCGCCTGACCGACAACATCCGCGCCAAGGGTTCCATGCCAAAGGAAAACGGCGCAGCAGGTTCCGCAGGCGTCTCATTTAACCCGGCAGACCCCGCGACGTGGGACAAAGACCACATCATGGAGGTCTTCCGGCAAGTGGAAGCCGGGAAGGTAATCAAGCTCTAAGAGCCAGCCTTCCGGCAGGGAAGGAGAACATAACCATGAGCAACACTATTCGTAAATTTGTGCTGCTGCCGATCATGCTCACGCTGTTCGACGGCAACACCAACGTAACGACCGACACCGGGATGTCCGGCGAAATGAAGACCTTCTATGACAAGGCCCTCATTACGCTGGCTGAGCCGCAGCTCGTCCATGACCAGTTCGGCCAGAAAAAGACCATCCCGCAGGGCACCGGCAAGACGATCCAGTTCCGCAAGTACGACAGCCTGCCAAAGGCCATGACACCGCTGACTGAGGGCGTCACGCCCAACGGCCAGAAGATGAACATGAGCGTCATCGAGGCGACTATCAGCCAGTTCGGCGGCTTTATCGAGCTGTCCGATATGCTGAAAATGACCGCCATCGACGACAACCAGGTGGAGGGCCTGAAGCTGCTGGCCGGTCAGGCCGGCCGCACTCTGGACACCATCACCCGCGAGGAACTTGCGGGCGGCTCCAACGTGGTCTATGCGGGCGGTAAGGCGGCCCGGCATCTGCTGGTCGGCGGCGACGCCACCGCAGCCAACAACGACTATCTGATGGTCGATCAGGTCAAGCGGGCCGTCCGCTTCCTGAAAGTTCAGAACGCCCAGAAGATCAACGGTGATTTCGTGGCCATTATCCACCCGGATAATACTTACGATTTCACGAATGATCCCGCCTGGAAAGACCCCCACACCTACGTCGACACCAAAGAGCAGTATTCCGGCGAGATCGGCCGTATTGCGGGCTGCCGTTTTGTGGAGGTCACCGAGGGCAAGATCTTCCACGCAGCTGACCTGACCGCATCCGCCCGCAACCTGACCGTTGCGAGCTGGACTGCCGGGACGAAAGTTGCCGTTGTGGACGAGGCGATCACCGCCGCAGAAGCGACTGCGCTTGCCGGGCGCAAGGTCATTATCCAGACCCAGCTGTGCACCATTGCCAGCGCAACTGCCGGCGCTGCCGGTGCCGCTTCCATCACCCTGACGGCCGTTCCCACCACCGCCCCCGCAGACGGCAATACCGTTTATCCCGGCGAGGCCGGTGCGGCCGGCCGCGACGTGTACGCCACCCTTGTGCTGGGCGCTAACGCCTATGGCGTGACTTCTCTGGCCGGCGGCGGTCTGGAGTACATCGTCAAGCAGCTGGGCAGCGGCGGCACCAGCGATCCCCTGAACCAGCGCGCGACCATCGGCTGGAAGGCCACCAAGGTGGCGAAGCGCCTCGTCGAGCAGTACATGGTACGCATCGAGAGCACTTCCACCTTCCAGAGCGGCAGCGACGCGGCGTAAACCAACCAAAAACCACCACCTAAGGGCGGGCTCCTGCACAGCGATACAGTCCCGCCCCCAATCTTATGGAGGTAAATATCATGTCTAAACCCGCAGACAACACCGATACGGCCCCGGAGGCCGTACAGACGCAGGAAACCCAGAAAGGCGATGATACGCTTGTTGCCATTGAAAACCTGTCCCCGGAGGCGCTGGACGCGCTTGCAAGCAAAATCGCAGCGGCACAGGCCGCGAAACAGGGAAACGAGCCTGACCCCGCAGAGCTGGAGCGCAAGGAACGCGCCGAAGCGGAGGCCCGGGAAACCGAGCGCATGAACGAGCCGGTTGCTATCCAGCTTTTCAAGGACAACAAGGACTACAAGGACGATCTTTTCGTGGGATGGAACGGCAAGGGCTACCGCATCAAGCGCGGTGTCCGCGTGAACGTGCCCCGCGCCGTGGCCGAGATCGTGCAGCAGCAGTTGGATCAGGACAACAACACCGCACAGCTCATTTCCGCGCAGAACGAGCAGTACGAGTCCGACCGGCACCAGTACGGCGTATAATTTCATACACCGCGGAAATCAAAGCAGAACGTGACACGGCACGGGACATATCAGTGTTCCCGTGCCGTTTTTGATAAGGAGGGAAACAATGCATCTGCCGAGCCTGCAACAAGTGAGGAAGAAAACAAAACAGTACATCATCAGCTTTGCTGGGCTCAACTGGACTGAAAACCACAAGGACGGAGAGTTCGCAGCTATGACGAACCTCACGAGCGAGGAATACCCCGTTCTTACGCAGCGCCGGAGCCGCGAGAGCTATCGCGCTTCTACCGGCATTACCGCCCTTTTCGCCCGTGGCCATCTGATCTTCGTGGACGGCACCACTTTGTACTACACGAACCCGGCGACCGGCACCGTGAGCGCCGTCGGCACCGTTACAGCCGGGGAAAAGCAGTTTGCATGTGTCAACACGAGACTTTGCATCTGGCCCGACAAAGTTTATCTCGACCTCAACACGCTCACTTTGAAGCCTCTGGCGCTGTCTGAGACGAGGGAAGGTACGTTCACGACATCAACCACCGACCCATGTACTTTCGTAACCACCGGCGCGGCTTTTACGCTGGCGGCAGGCGACGGAATCAAGATCACCGGCACCACCGGGAACAATAAAAGCGCCGTTATCCGCAGCATAAGCGCAGACGGAAATACGTTGACCTTTGACAAGAGTATTTTCACCGCTGAAACGGCTGCCGCCGCGGTGTTCTCCCGTGAAATTCCTGATATGGACTACATCTGCGAGTGGAATAACCGACTGTGGGGCTGTGGCGGCGGGAAGATATACGCCTCCGCGCTGGGCCTGCCGGATAACTTCAATGTGTTCGACGGTATATCCACGGACAGCTATGCCGTGGCCGTGGGCAGTGACGGGGAGTTTACCGGGATTGCGCCTTATCCTTCACATCTGCTCGTTTTCAAGGAGCATCTTACTCACAAGGTATATGGCACCCTGCCGCGTAACTATGAGCTTACTACGGGATTTTGGCCCGGCGTGAAGTCCGGCAGCGACAAGAGCTTTGCTATTATCAATGGCGTGGCGTACTTCCATACGTCTGCGGGCGTCGTTTCCTATGCTGGGAGTGTACCCACCATCATTTCAGCAAACTTCGGGACGGAGAATTTCAGTAACGCAAGGGCCGCCGCCGACGGCACGGACTATGTTGTTTCCATGCAGGACAGCGGTGGAACGTGGGGGATGTACGGCTTCGATACCCTCCGCGGCATCTGGACCCGGCACGACGGCACTCATGCGTTGGATATGTCCTATTACAACCGGCATCTGTACTATGCGGACGCTGCCGGGATTACGATGTGCGACAGCGACACGGCGGAACCTGGCATTGCATGGAGCGCGGAGTTTTGCCGGTTCGACGAGAAGATCACGCAGGCAAAGCAAATTTCCCGCTTTGCCATGCGCTGCGAGCTGGAAGCAGGAAGCACCCTTTCCGTTGCCCTGGCAATCGACGGCGGAGCGTTTGAGAACGTCAAGACTGTGACGGCGACGGATAGAAAAGTCTACGTTTTGCCCATCATCCCGCGCCGGTGCGACAGCTTCCGTATCAAGCTCTCCGGCACGGGCCGCAGCCGCGTCTATGCCCTGACGCGGGAGATCGGAATAGGGAGTGACACCGAATGATCGCTTTTGAGATTCCCGACAATATCACAAACAAGCTCAACGATCCCGCCGTCGTAAAGAATATATGGAGCTACGTTCAAGCCTTGCAAGAGCAGATGGAATACTATCTGCGCAACCTTGACAAGAACAATTTCAACGATGATGGGCTTGAAGAAATAGCGGGCCTGTTCAAAGCTGATACCATCATCAGCAATACGACCATCAGCAATACCACCATCACACAAAACCTCTATGCCGGTAACGCCACAATCGCAGAATTGACCGTTGACGCGCTCGATACGTCCGATAAGGTTAAGAACTACCTGAACGGCGACCCTTCCGACGTGAATTATATCAGGATTCAAGACCAGACAATGCAGCTCGTGGTAGCAATGACAGATGGCACTAGCACAGAGCAAGTCACAGGTAAGGATGGGGGCCTGCTGTACTGGACGGATGCAACATACAAGGGCGCTGGCACGGATATAACCGCCTTTCCCGTGATGCAGTACGTCTATACCGACTATGTAAAGGCTGAGTTTTATTTTGAGGTTGAAAGTGGGAGCTATGAGCCCGTTATTCGCCTGGGCTATGGCTCCGGAACGGGCAATAACGGCAGGGCTTATATCTGGAAGTCTACAACCGGCCTGACCATCAAATACGTTGTAGATGCAAGTACCTCAACAGACATTGTGCTGAGCGATTTTGTAGATGCCAAGATGCGCCGCATTAAGTCCGTGGCCATAAACAAATCCGCAGGCACAATAGATGTGATTATGGAAGGGAAAACCTCCGCTGAAACCATTAACTTCACGGAAACCGCAACGAGTATGAAATTCACATGGCCGGATGATTACTCAGCCACAATTTCAATTTCATAAGGGGGCTGAAGTATATGGCTTTAACAGATGCCGATAGGCTGCAAATGACGGCAATCGCACTTATGAAACACAATCATGTTTTAAGCGGGGCCGTATACGAGCCGGTGATCTATAACGACGAGGGCGTTTATAACTACTTTTATATCGACTTCCTGAAGGCCGTGGCTCCCTTTTCACTTGGTATGTGGAACGAGAGCATCATCGTCC